ATTAACTCCGGAGATTTTTGGATTGATAGACAGAGAAACTAAGATTGTAGTTAATCCTGCAGGGTCTTGGAATGTCGGAGGACCAGTTTCTGATTGTGGAGTTACGGGAAGAAAGATTGTTGTAGATCAATATGGTCCATACTGCGCAGTAGGAGGAGGAGCATTTAGTGGAAAAGATCCTAGTAAAGTTGATAGAAGTGGAGCTTATTTAGCAAGATATATAGCAAAAAACATAGTTGCTTCCGGGATTTCCGATAAATGTAGTGTAGAGATAGCTTATATGATCGGAGTCGATAAGCCATCTTCCTTGAACATCAATACTTATGGAAAATTTGACGATTCTATTTTAGTAGAAATTGTAATGAAAAATTTCCCAACAACTCCTTCTGAAATAATAAATTATTTTAATCTTAGAACTCCTATTTATAACGAATCTGCTAAATGTCATTTCGGGAATGATTCAATGCCTTGGGAGAAATTAGACAAAGTTCACCTTTTAAAAAGTGAACTCTCCCTTCAGGGACAAATATTTGATTAAAAAAATATATATATAAAAATTTAAAGCCATGAAATATATCACTTTATTTGAATCTTTTAAATCATTTAAGGATAATCGAATTTTATTAGAATTTTTGGATAAAGATTCTATGGTATATGAAAGCTCTTTATCTAGAATATGGCAACACATCGAGGGGGATAAATCTTTTGGGGTAATTTCCCCCTTTAGAAAGTACTATTCGGAAAAGGAAAATCTGGAAAGATATAATGAACTTAAAAAAATAATAAGAGATAAATTAAAATTAGGTTTTATCGAGATGGAAGGAGGATTTAAAGAAGAAGGGGATTGGATTCACGAAAAGAGCCTATTCATACCAAATATTAAAAAAGAAGATTTAATAGAACTCGGTGAAAAATTCGATCAGTACTCTGTTATATACAAAGATAAAAATGAATTTGTTGAGATAGGAACTAATGATTTTTCAGTAAAGGGTCAAACCTTATCTGATTTTATAAAGAAGGGATGGGACAAAAATACTCAAATAAATTCTGAATTGACTAAAGAGTTATTTTCAAAATTAATTAAAGGAAGTCATAAGGATAGAAAATTTCTTTTCAACTTAAAAGAATCCTATCTGTTAGAGGTAAATCCAAAATCTTTCAATGAGTCTTATAGCGAATCCTCTACAGGGAAAATCCAAAAAAAATATATTAGGATCATATAAGATTATTCAATCTTACGTATAGATCGGGGGTTTCTTACGAAGTTAATACTTCCCGAAGATCTTTCTCCTTTGTATTCAATAATATCTCCTTCTATTTTGGTTATCACTGCATCGTCTCCGAAAATATTTACTTTATCCCCTATCATATATTCCTCTTTTTTTCTGGGCTTCATTTCTATATTTTCCTTTTCAGGAATTAATGGAATAGTTGTTTGACCCCTGAGCTCTCCGTCTCTCCATTCGCAAACTATCATTTTAAATCCATTCTCGTTTGCCACCTTAGATATCCATGCTACTTGGTAATTAGGACTAAATGCTTGACCTGGTCTCCCCTTTTCAAATCTTTCTTTAGCCTCGTCATAGAAATATAAAGCATCTTGATTAAAATAATAAACCTCATCCTTTGGAACTAATATGGTATGTGGTACGCTTCCTACCCCACCCTCTACTTGTCCTTCCATTGTATAATATTGCGCAAGTCCACCTACACTACTTAATGCGGATGCTTCTTGTCTGTTAACAATAAAACTTCCTACACCAGAAGTCGGTTTTATAAAATCTCTTTTTTGTCTGGAGTAATGGTGAAAAACATAATTACCTTTACCGTCTTCAGTTAATCTTGATTTAACTTTCTCCGGTAAAGAATAAGAACTGGATTCATTTTCTTTAATAAAATCAATAAATTTTTTTAGCCTCATAATCTATATATTCACTAAAATTAAATTTTTTTCTACGGAAAAAATCATATATTTGAAAAAAATAATTTAAATATGAAATACTTTAAAATTTCTATGATGTGGCTGGGATTTTTTGTGATCGCATCGGCCTGTGGTGAATACGCCATAAGCAGACCAGTAAACGGGTTCATCCAATTTTTATGTGTCGTTGGAGTGGTTGGCCTCTTGATCTATTTAATAAACGAGACAATAAGTGTAATTAAATTAAAATAAAATGTCGATAATCACAGTTTTTCTTCTAATAGTTTCCTTAACGGTTGGAACCTTTATGATTCTAAGATCTATTAAAAATGATGACAAAATGGATCTATTAAAGGGGATATTTGTACTCGTAGGACTATTGTTATTAACCGCAATCCAGCCCTTTTCTCTGGAAAGAATAGATGCTGGAAACAAAGGTCTAAAGGTAAATTTAACAGGATCTGATCGGGGAGTTAGCTCGTACCAATATAAAACCGGATGGGTATTTTATAATTCTTGGACTGAGCAAGTTAAAGAATTTCCTCTATTTCAGCAACATATTGAATATGATGCCCAGCAGGTAATAACTAAAGGTGGATTCTCCGCTACCATTAAACCTTCTTTTAACTATTCTTTAAGAGAAGATGCTATAGGAGATATGTTTGTCAATCTACGCCTAGATATAAAAGAAATAGAAAAAGGGTGGCTTAAAAATGCTATAGTTTCTTCCGTTAATGATGTTGCAAATAGATGGGAGGTAGATGCTATATTTAATAGAAGAGAAGAATTTGAATCTGCTATCATTGCAGAATGTAATAAAAGAGTTTCTAAATGGTTTACGGTAAGCCAATTAAGAACTAATATTACTCCTCCACAATCTCTTCAAGCAGCTATAGAGGGAAAAACTAAAGCAGTACAGGAAGCTCAAGCAGCTATGCAAAGAAAAGCAGTTGCAGAAGCAGAAGCCCAGGAGAAGATTGCTATAGCTAAGGGGGATTCTGCAAAAGCTATTATAGATGCACAGGCAACAGCACTTGCAATGAAAATAAAACAAAGAGAATTAACCCCCCTTTATGTGGAATTTATAAAAGCTCAAACTTGGGACGGTAAATTGCCAACCACAGTAGCAGGAGGATCTGGAACTTTCCTAAATATTAAAAACTAGGATGAAAGATCTTATAATAGGGACATTAATAGCCGTCGTTACTATGGCGGTTATTATTCTTATTTTCGTATTTATGGAAAATCTTCCCCTAATTTCTTTTGTAATTATAATTTTCTTTTCTATTTTTCTACTTTTAGGAATTTTCTATGAATGGTTTTATTTTTTTCAAGAAATAGAAAGAAAAAAATCGGATAAAGATATTACTAAAGATTTATTAGATAAAGAAACTTAATTGAATTAAATAGCTAAAAAATATAAAATGGGAAGGAAAAAATACGGAATGGAGGAAATTCAAAATATGTTAGGAGAAAGAATAAAAAGAATAGATTATTCTGAAGAAGAATCTGATTATACGGAAAAAAAGAATTCCAAAGGGAAGAAATATTCTTGCTGGGCAGTTTTAGAAAATGATGAATTTCTTCCCTCTTACCATACAATAAATGGGGTTCCTCCTGGGGTTTACGAAATATCATATAATTCGAAGATTTCTTCTGAGACCTTAAAAAAACAACCTTTTAAAACAGACGAGCTCTATTCTCTTCCTTCCGATGAGATTATAGATATACTTAAAGATATAGATAATTTCTGGAGCATGAGAGATCAGTATGAGAAATATAAATTTGTTCACAAAAGAGGTATCCTCATGTTCGGAGAACCAGGATGTGGAAAATCAGGTATTATCCAGATGGTATCCAAAAATATAATAGAAAAAGGAGGAATAGTAATTAACATTAAAGACGAGGATGATGTAGAAAGATTCTCTTCTTTTATTCCTTCGTTCAGAGAAATTGAACCGGATCGACCTCTTATAGTTATATTAGAAGATATAGATTCTATAGCAGGAGAACACAGTTATTCTGTAAGTAGACTTCTGAATATATTAGATGGGGTAAAGCAAATAGAAAATGTCGTTTACATAGCAACCACAAATTACCCAGAGAAACTACAAGAGAGGATAACAAATCGTCCATCTAGATTCGATAGAAGGTATAAGGTAGAACTTCCTAACGAGAATATAAGAAGGTGCTTTATAGAAAATAAATTAACTAAAGAAGATCTTTCTAAGATAGATATAGAGGATTGGGTGAAGAAAACCGAAGGAATGTCTTTATCCCATCTAAAAGAAGTTGTGATCTCAGTAATTATAATGGGGAGAGGATTCCAAGAAACCTTAGAAAATCTAGAAGGTCTTAAAAAATCTCCTACGATAAAAGGATCCGGAAAAGTTGGATTTGGAAAATAAAAAAATTATTAATATGCAAAATGTTTTTACTATAGAGCTTTTAAATGGATTAAAGGTAATCAATGCTAAATTAAAACCCGAAGAAATATCAGAATCTAAAGTAGAAGGAGAAAGAGTTTTAGTTACTGCTCATGGGATTTCTTTCTATATTGATAAGGCCGATTATAACAGAATAATGAGAATCGATGAAAAATAACAATTACATTTCGGACGAGGAATTTACAAAATTCCTAGAATCTATAGAAGGGCTAGAGAATGGATTCTTTAAAGACGAAGATCCTATAAAAGAAAGGGGATTTTTCTGCGTGGGTAATGGATGGTTAGGTTTAGTAAAAACTCTAATAGAAGATTTAATCACTCTAGGATGGGATAAACAAATCTGTCAGGTTAAACAAAAATTCGGGGGATTAAGGTTTTACATTAACGACGGGTCTAAAGAGATATTCGAAAAAATTACGGAAGCAGAAAAAAAATCTTATGAAATCTGCGAGAAGTGCGGAGAACCTGGAAATCCTACAAAAGGAGGATGGATAACAACTTTGTGTGATCCTCACTTATACGAAAAATTAAATAGATAAAATGGAAAATTGGTTATTAAATTGGTCAGCTTGGGTTCTAAGAAATACCCATGCACACATGGAAAATCCAAATTCAGAATCCCCTTTGACTTACGAAGAAAATCCTACGGAATGGATAAAAGAAGCCTATGCGATGTGGGAAAATAATTCTGACTATGGGCAGAAAAGAAAAGACGAGAAAGAGGAAAATAGAAATACTACTACTTATACACTAGACCAAGAAGAATCTAAGATGTTAAAGGAGTGGCAGGGACACATAAAAGCTATATATGGATCTTACGGGGATTATATTTATTCTTTCGAAAGCGGCGGAGGAATAGGAACAATTAAAAAAGTATATAGTAAATTAGCCAATGCAGAATTGGATTTAACAGATATCTCTAAATGGTAAATATGAAAAAAATAATTTTAATTTTTTTGGTATTAGGATTTTTATTTTCTTGTAAATCCTCAAAAAATACCGGTTGCGATGCGTATGGAAAAATAGAATCTCCGGATACTTTAAAATTAGAATATGCATAAAATAAGAGTAAGGATTCTTCAATTTTTAGCTGATTTAATTATTAAATCTTTAGAAAATGAAGAAAATGAAATAATTTTTGATAAATTACTTGAAATCGGGATTTATCTTGATTATTACGCTACAAGTAAAGGAATATATCTGGATTAAAAATGAAAAATTATTTGCCTCTTATAGTTCCAGAAGATTCTTTCTGGAACAGAAAAACAATTTCTTCTTTGATTTGGAGGAATCTCTATTGGAGAATAAGATATTTCATTGAGGGATGTAAAAATATCATTAGATGGGCACCGACTTTATTTAAAGACAAAGATTGGGATGACTGGTACATACTTACAATTCTCCAAAAGAAAATAGAATTCCAAAGAGAAGAAATTATCTACTCAAATAGACACACTCAAGTAGATCGGGATAATCGAGATATGACGATAGTTTTAAATCTAATAGAAAGAGTTAAAGAAGAATATTACAATACGGAATATTTAGATTACGAGGATTCTAAATTTAGATTTGAAACCGTAGAGGGTAGAGAAGATCTTCGGAGATTAGAAGTTGATGTTTTAACCGAAAGATATGACGAATTTCTAAAAAAATATTCATCCAGTGTTCGGAAAATACTAAAAGATAAACCAGATTTAAATAAAAAAGATTTGTGCTTTTATGTTTCTCACTATAATCAGGAAAAAGCACACGATTTATTATTTAGGATTTTAAGGGAAAGAATGAGATGGTGGTGGGATTAATATATAAAATAAAATGGTTATAGCAGTAGATTTTGACGGGACATGTGTAACTCACGATTACCCTAG